GTTAATTCCCTATCTTTTAGTCATATCCAAGTTATATATGACGTTTTTTTCTTACTTTAAGTTTGGAGTATACCTTACTAGTACTATATTTATTGATGACATGGACCTTAACCATATATTCAATTTATTCGGAGGTGACCCTAAAAAGTACACTGATGAGCCACCCTCTACCATTAATATGGATGATTTTGAGAAAACACCAACTTATAAGGTTGGGATGTTTAAAAAAATTATCCTAAACCAACATGTATTTCAAAAAAAACTTATCAATATGTTTAAAACTCCTGAAGATGATTATGGAATGGATGGAATGGAAGATGTAGGAGAATATATAGCTCATCATAGAGCCTGGAGTTATATTAAAGATTGCCTAATAGATGATGAAGTATGGCAAGGTAGTTTACAAATCCAACATGATGATCATTTAGAAACCTCAGTAAAACTATCAATATCCTTTTTTGAAGACGCAGAAGAATATGAAAAATGCGCTCATTTAGTCAAAATCCAAAAGTATCTTGAAGATAGTTTGGAGTCGAAATCTTAATATTGTATATTCCCATCACGGGGTTTGGGAAAAAGCGTATAAAAACGCTTAGATAAAAAAATGTGACCAGGTGACACATGATAACATCACAAATACCCCAATTATAATTAAATAAAGTTATGAGAAATAAAAAACTAGTACAAAATAGATTAAGAACACTCCAGGGTCAATTAAAACAACTTGATATGCAAATTCATAGAGGTGGAGATAGAACAACAATTAATGAAGCTCAAAGAGCAGTAGAAGAAACAGTTCAGGATGTTGTTGATATGATAGAAAGAGAAGCATAATGAGTTTATCAGCAGAACAAATCCAGTCAAATTGGGAAAAGTTTATAGGTTATATTAACACCTACATCTCAGACCCTAGAAGAGAAAAAGTATTAGCATTCTACAAGAAATTTGAAGATGATCTTGTATTAATGCCAGCATCACATAAAACTGCTTACCATAATGCATTTCCAGGTGGTTATATTGACCATGTCAATAGAGTTATAGAAGGTGCTTTAGCAATAAATAAAACATGGGTTGAATTTGGTACAGAACAAAATTACACCATTGAAGAACTTGTATTTTCAGCTATAAACCATGATTTAGGTAAAATGGGTAACGGTGAAGAAATGGCTTATTTACTTTCCAAAGATGATTGGAGAAAAAAGAATTTAGGTGAAATGTATCAATACAACAAAAAATTAGCCTATATGTCAGTCCCAGACAGATCTATTAAGTTATTAGTTGATCATGATATTAAGCTTACTGAAAATGAATGGATGTGTATTAAACTACATGATGGGTTATATGACCAAGCTAATGAGCCTTATTTAAAAAATTACATGCCAGAGCAAAAACCTCGAACTTCTATGATATTTATAATTCATCAGGCAGACTTAATGGCAGCAAGAATAGAATTCGAACACGTATGGCTATCAAAATTCAATGAAGAAGTTTTAGATAAACCTAAGGCTAAAAAATTGGATGTAAAAACAAAAGCACTTGGCTCAATGAAAAGCGAAGGGTTAAAAAACATGTTAAATAGTTTATGATAGAAATAATTTCCATTTCAGTTTTATCAGTATTAGTAGTAATCTTAGGATTTACTACTTTTAATTTACTACGTAAAAACGAAAAGCAAGAAGACATACTAGCAGAATACCTTAATTATTTAGATAGATTATCTAAAACAATAGAAATTTCGGACAAAAAACTAAAAGAAATAGACCAAGCAGGTACATTTAAGTCAGATGATGAAGTTGGACAATTTTTTAAATCAGTCCAACAAATTCAAGATATCTTGAATGATTTCAAGTTAAAAGAAATAAAATGATTACCGTGGCTAGAAAAAGAAGACCCAAGAGTAAAAACTACTTTACTAAGGATACCGAAAACGCTATCGTTAGATATAATAATGAACCAAATTCAGAAATAAGAAGTAACATATATAGGGATGAAATACATTATGCTTTTTTTAAATTAACAGAAAATATAATTCATACCTTTAAATTTTATTATACAGAAGTAGACCAAATAGAACATCTACAACATGAAGTAATAACATTTTTACTTTCTAAATTACATCTATTTAACCCAGAAAACGGAGCAAAAGCATATTCATATTTTGGTACTATAACAAAAAACTGGTTAATAGTATATAATACAAAAAATTATAAAAAACGTGTACAAACAGCACCTGTGGATGAATTATTTAAGGATGATAATTATTCATACCAGATGGGTGAAGAAAAAGAAAAAGATAGATTATCTATTTTTATAGACAGTTATGTAAAATATGTTGAAGATAGATTTGATACATTCTTTCCTAAAGGTAATGATGCTAAAGTGGCAGATGCAATATTAGAATTATTCCGTAAAAGAGAAAACTTAGAAATATTTAATAAAAAAGCATTATACATCTATATTCGAGAAATAATGGCTACACACGGCTTAGAAGTTAAAACTCCTAAAATAACTAAAATAGCTACTAAGTTATATGGATTATTTAAAGGTAGTTATGTTTTTTATTTAGAAACAGGTTACATAGATTTTGAAAAATCTTAACTAATCATATTTATACATGAACCAAACGTATAACTATGAGCCACTTAGACAAAAATATATTCGGTAAAAAATCATACTCGGATTTACTTAAAGAAATTTACGATAATCAAAAGAAAAAAGAAACCCAAATTAGTGCATTAATCAACGAATTAAAACCCTTAATCAGCGATATAGGTGATGCCACAATGATTGTACCACTTATTAAAGAATACATGGAACTTGGCATTAAAAATGATGAAGCACTTATAAAAGTTGCTACTATTTTTCAACGTATATTTGCAAACGAAGGTAATGAAGAGAATGGATTTGGCATTTCAGAAGCAGAAAAAGAACAATTACTTAAAGAAATAAATAATTTACAATTACCACCTAAAAAAGAAGAGTAAATGGCTGTTAATAAAAAAGGATTATTTGCCAATAGAGAATCTCCAATTAACTCCCAAACATCAGCTGTATCTGATATATCTAGTGTTTTAGGAAAATTAAAAGGAGGAATTCAAATTGGTAGAGTAAAAGATATTATTTTAAATACAGATTACCCCAATATAGATAAATTTGGAGGTGACACTGCAATAGGAACAATTAAGTTTGAATTAACAGATTTTAGATCATCAAAAGAACAACTTGCAAAACCTTTAGTTCCTCAAGTATCTGCTTATCCTTTAATAAATGAATTAGTTTTATTATTTAAATTACCTAATACTAGTATAGGAAAAAACACCTCGCAAAAATCATATTATTACATGAATATGGTAAGTTTATGGAACCATCCTCACCACAATGCTTACCCAAACCCTTCTACTGAGGATTCTTTAATTCCCGACACTTTAAATGATTATCAAGATACTGAGAATGGAATAGTTAGAAAAGTTAAAGATAAAAACACAGATATTAATTTAAATAGTCCTGTTAATATTACTCAAGAGACATTTATTGAAAAAACAAATATTCATCCACTTTTACCTTTTGCTGGAGATGTTATACATGAAGGCAGATGGGGTAATAGTATAAGATTAGGAAGTACTAATATTACTAAAGATGGAACTCCTGTTAATACATGGTCTACAGGAAGTACATCAGGTGACCCTATTACAATTTTTAGAAATGGTCAACCTTTAGATTCATCAGTTCAAGGATGGAAACACATAGTTGAAGATATTAATAAAGATTTAACCTCAATATATTTAACTTCTAACCAAAAACTTCCCTTAACTTTTAATTTACCTTATAAAGTTAATTCATACGAAGAAGATTTAACACCTATCCCGGATTACACAGACCCCCAAATATTAATGAATTCAAATAGAATCGTTTTAAATGCTAAAAAAGATTCAATTTTACTAAGAGCTCCTAAATCAGTAGGCATATCCACTCAGTCATCTTTAAATATAGATACTAAAAATACAATTATATCATCAGGAAATATTCAATTGGGGAGTAAAGATGCTCAATATGCTGTTGTAAGGGGAGATTTATTAGTTTCATCCTTGTATGCTTTAACAACAGCATTAATGGAAATCACATCAATGTTAAAAACATCAGTCAAGGTAACAGATCCTTCAATAGTAACAGCTGATAAGGCTAAAAATTCAATCTATGCAAATGCTGAAGAAACAATCCAATTAATCCAAGATAATTTAATGTCAATGTTATCTGAAAATGTTAAAACTATATAATGGCAGATATAGCTAAATATCAAATTATATCTGCTGATGGTAAAGAACTAAATGGTATTATTACTATAGAGGAAGTTGGGTTTAGTAAAAGAGCTGTAGCTTTTTTCCAAGAAACCACTCCTAATGGTGTTTTAGTAGATATAAACTACACAAGTGAAAATAATATATCACTATTACCAATAGAATTAGCAGATATAGCCATGATTGAAGTTAATAGTCAATTAAATGGTTATGGAATAACAGGTAATCTCACTTATAAATTAATTGAACCAGAATCAGAACTAATCCCAGAAACAGGAGAAGAAGAAGTACCTGTTTATATGGTTAGATCATCTATTCCCACAAATGGTCCTAGAGGTCAAATATATTTTGAATTTAGAGAAGATGAAGGTGAAAGATCTATGAGTTGTTATGGAGAATTAGATAGAAATACATACCCCCAACAATTAAAAAGTGACCCAGGAGCTGAATTTTATTTCCCTATAGTTACTGAAAATTCTCAAACAAGTTTTGATTATGAAACTTTAGGAAATCTTGTTCTTGAAGGTATGAACACTATAATATCAGAATCAGTTTTAGAAGAAGAATTTGGATTATTATCTATAGTTGAAACGGAAACAGAACCTCCACAAAATTTTTATAATTATACTATAGTAGGTACTGTAAGAGATTCTGTATCTAAAAAAGGTTTAGGAAATGTTTACATAACTGATGATGTAAAAAGTGTTGGGTTAGTAGGTAGTAATATAAATTCTGAGTCTACTGGAGACTTTACTTTACTAGGAGAATATAAAAAAGATTCAATATTTAAATTAACTTTTTCTTTAGATGGGTATCAAGAAAAAACAATAACCCCATTTACAAAATTTCAAAATACAAATATACTACAGAATGATGTTAAAATTATATTATTAAACCCCCAAACCGTAGGCAAAGAAGAAATTATAAATGAAATGTCTACTCCAAAAAGCCAAATTGCAGCTGTTCAGGCGGCAGAAAAATCCCAAGACCCCTCAGGATTTATGACTGATGCTTTACTCCAAAAACTAATTTATCAATTAAAAATCACTTTAATTCCTTTTGTTTTAACTGAGTTAAAAAAATTTGGCATATCTAAAGCTCAGGAAGCTTTAGAAAAAGGAATAGATTCAATAAATACAGTTTGCCCTAGCAATTTAGAAGACTTAAATAAAATTATTGCTGCTAAAAATAAACTAACAAAACAACTAAATAATCTTTTTAATTCATTAAATACTATAAAAGTAGGAGTAGAATTTTTAGATAAAGTTATAACAGTTGCAGATGTTGTTGGTAAATCCCTTAGTGCATTAGTATTAGCTTTTCCTTCTATACCTTTTTCTCCTGATTTTACTAAGGCAATCTCAGATAAAGTACCAACTCCAAAAGGTTTAAAAAGTGTTCTAGAAGTTATAAATGATACATTATCAAAATTAAAAATAGCTTCTTCTGCTACCCTTTTAGTATTAAGTATTATAATTGAACTTTTACAAAAAGTATTAAGTTATTTAGCATTATTAGATCAATTACTCCAAAAATGTGCTATAGATGGAGCATTACCCCAAGAAACATTATCTTCAGACTTATTATTATCTACACAAGAACAATCAAACCAAGGTTCACCTGTTATAACTAATGTAAATGGTTTTGAAATGGGTGTAATTTCTACTGAAAGTACAACAGAAGATCAATTAAAAAGAAGACAAGCAGTAGCTAGAAATGCAGATGGAGTAATAATGTTAAGGGGAGAACCATCCTTTTCTTCAAATGATCAAATATTAATAGATGAACTAATATTTTATATTAAGCAAAATAATTTAAAATCTGGAGCTTCTAATGAAACTATAATAAACCCTTAATTAATTTAATATTTATAACAAACACAACAATGAAAACCGAAGCACTTAAAAAAATAATTAAAGAAGCCGTTAGAGAGGCTATACAGGAAGAGCTAAAGGAAGTTTTACTAGAAGCAGTTAAAGCACCTAAAGCTGTAGTTACACAACCAGTACAAGAAAGTATTACATCACCAACTACACTCACTGTTACACAAACACCTAAAAAATCTTTA